TCTTACATACTGATTACAAAACGATTATGACCTATATGAACCCAATTAACAAAAAACGCTACAAGCATAATGACCGACTTTGTGTTGTTAGATTGAAAAAGTAACCCTAATTTTGCTTTATGCCATTGATACCTTTACCAAAGTTGTTAGAAAAAACCCAAAAGGTAGTTAATGCGTATATAAGGAAAAGAGATGAAGGATTGCCTTGTATTAGTTGTGGGAGTAACAATGGTAATCAAGCTGGACACTACTTTACTGTTAAAGGTTATTCGGCATTAAGGTTTAACGAATGGAATATTCATTTACAATGTGCTGGGTGCAATATGTATAAACACGGCAACCAAGCAATGTATCGAATTGGCTTAGTAGAAAGGATAGGAGAAAAGGCAGTTAAGGAATTAGAATTTGAGGCGGTTAATAATAGGGTTAAGAAATGGACAAGAACTGAATTAAACGACTTAATTGAAAAATATAAAGACCAATAATGAACATTAACGAAATCAAACCAAACCCGAACAATCCAAGAATTATCAAGGATGACAAGTTTAAGAAGCTGGTTAAGTCAATCCAAGACTTCCCACAGATGCTTGAACTTAGACCTATTGTAATAGATGAGAACAATATCGTATTAGGTGGCAATATGAGACTAAAGGCTTGTATTGAAGCTGGACTTAAAGATGTACCTGTAAAACAAGCTAAAGAACTAACTGAAGAACAAAAGAAAGAGTTTATTGTAAAGGACAATGTAGGATATGGCGAGTGGGATTGGGATGACTTAGCAAACAATTGGGATGAGCAATTACTAACAGAATGGGGTTTAGATATACCAAACTTTGATGCAACTGTATTAGAGGCAGAAGAAGATAACTTTGCCGTACCAGATGGTGGAACAGAAACGGACATAGTATTAGGAGATTTATTTGAAATAGGCGAACACAGGTTATTTTGTGGGGATAGTACAGATAGCGACCAAGTGGCAAAGCTAATGAACGGACAAAAGGCTGATATGGTATTTACAAGTCCACCTTATAATGCAAATACAAAAGCCGGACAAGGAGATATATTTAATAAAAAGAAAAGTATTAAATTATATGATGAAGGATATTCCGATAATTTAGATAGCAATAAATACATAGATTTTGTTGTAGAAGTATTAGATAATTGTTTTTTATATACAAATGGATTTATATTTTGGAATGTAAGTTATAATGCAAATAGCAGATTTGAATATATAAAGCAAATATCAAATCATTTAGATTTTTTAATTGAGCAAATATGCTGGAAAAAATCATCAACTATTCCTTTTAAGGGTTCATTAATGAGAGATTGGGAACCAATATATTTATTTAGTACAAATGGGGATAAATTAGGCTTAGATAAAGTTGTAAGTAATCATTGGGAAGTATCAAACACCGGTAGTCAACAAGAAAATCATAAAGCTTGTTTCCCTATTCAATTACCATTTAAAGCAATAGAATTAGTAAAAAAATCAGATATAATATTAGAGCCATTTTGTGGTTCTGGATCAACAATGGTCGCTGCACAACAACTTAAACGCAAATGCTATGGTATGGAACTTGACCCTAAATACTGCCAAGTGATTGTAGATAGAATGAAAAAACTTGACCCTTCATTGGTTATCAAGAAGAACGGAGTAACTTTGTAAAATAGTGAAACAAATGTGAAATTATGGCAAATGAACAGAATTTAACCCCATTTAAGAAAGGACAAGTAGCAAACCCTAACGGCAGACCTAAAGGAGTTCCTAATAGCAAGACAAGACTTTTGCGTTTATTGGAGTTGGTTACTAAGGTACGCAATCCTGTAACAGGCGAAGATGAGGAATTTACAATAGCCGAGCAATTAGATATGCAAATCATAGCTAAGGCGAGAAAGGGCGATTTAAAGGCTTACGAAATCCTTTTAGATAGATTAGAGGGCAGACCTAAACAAACAACGGACATAACCGCTGACATAAAGGGTAATGTGCAAATCACAATAGAACCAGATGCAGATTGTCAACCAATTAAAGATTAAGGCTACACCTGTCTTTTATGCCAATAAAAAGGCATACGAGGATGGTTATCCCATAATATGCAATGAAGGTGGGTCAAGGTCAAGCAAAAGTTATTCGGTTGTTCAATTGTTAATTCACATAGCTTTAACCAAACCAAATACAAGGATTTCGTGCGTTTCTCATTCGCTACCACATATTAAGCGTGGAGTTTATAGAGATTTCAAAGGTATTATGGAGCAATGGAACATCTGGGATGAAAAGGATTTTCGGTATACTGATTTTATTTATACATTTAAGAATGGCTCATACATTGAATTATTCGGTCTTGAAGACCCAGATAAAGCAAAAGGACCAGCAAGGGATATACTATTTGTAAACGAGGCAAACCTTATTAGTAAGGCTTTGTTTGACCAGCTTTTGATTCGTACAACTGGACAATCATTCTTAGACTGGAATCCAGCCGACTTTATTTCTTGGGTTTACGAGGTAGCTGATAACCCAAAGAACAAGCGCATACATTCTACCTACCTAAACAACATAACTAATCTTAGCGAAAGTCAAATAAGAAATATTGAGCAATACAAAGATTTGCCAGATGACTTTATGTGGAAAGTTTATGGATTAGGAGAACGAGGCTCTGCAAAAGAAATCATTTACACTCAATGGAAACAATACGATGAAGCACCAGATGGTGATGTATTTTATGGATTGGACTTTGGTTATGTCCATCCAGCTGCACTTATAAAGGTTACACACTATGAAGGACAAAACTACTTTGAGGAAATTGTATATCAAAGCGGATTAACTTTAAGCGACTTATCAAGATTGATTAAGGAGAAACTACCAGAACGAGCAACAATCTATGCGGATGCAGCCGAACCTAAGTCAATTGAGGAATTATACAGACAAGGCTTTAACATTAAACCAGCGCAAAAAGATGTATGGGCAGGAATTGTAAAGATGAAGTCTTATCCAATAAACTTGCACTACAATAGCAAAAACCTAAGAAGGGAGTTTATGTCTTACAAATGGAAAAAGGATAAAAACGATAACGTAATAGAAGAACCTGTAAAGGCAAATGATGACTTGATGGATGCTTGTAGGTATGCCGTGTTTACGCATTTAACCAAGCTAAAATTTGAGGTGTCGGTATTTTAGGATAAATTGTCTAACTTTGTTAAAATTCATATATAATGGGATTACTTGACTTTTTTGGTAAAAGACAAAAACTATCTACTGTACTACCACAAATTCCTTTTAACGGACAAGTTGCAATACAACAAGGGATAATAACTTGGCAAGGTGGCGATAACATTAGTTTCGTAAATGATGGTTATTCAGCAAATGACATAGTTTATTCAATCGTTAAATTAATTGCGGACAAAGCAAAACTTGCTCCATTCCACGTTTACAAAGTAGTGGATGAAAGTTCTGCAAAGAAATACAAAGCGTTAATGAGCCAACCAGATAAGATTGAGAACTGGAAGGATGTTGAAAAGCTACATAAGAAAGCATTTGAAATATATACAAAAGATGCAAGATTAAACGAGTTATTAAAATATCCAAATGAAGAAGATACATTTGGCGATTTCGTAGAGGCTTGGTGTACTTTTAAATTAGTAACAGGTAACTCTTTTGTTTACGCAAAGATGATTGAAGGCGGTAACAATAATGGTAAGCCGTATGAAATGTACGTGCTTCCTTCACAATATATGTACGTGTTAGCTGACATTCAAAACTTTCCTCCAACAATTAGCGGTTACCAATTGAATTATGGTCCACTTTGGAACTTTACTAAACAAGAAGTATTACAAGATAAATACATAAACTTACAATGGAATACAACTGGGAATCAACTATATGGTCAATCACCATTGATGGCTGCTGCGAGAAACTTGACTCGTTCAAACGAAGCCAAGACTGCAGCGGTTGCTTCTTTCCAGAATGGTGGTCCAGCTGGAGTTCTTTTTATGAATGATGAACGCTTTGACCCTATTAGTGGAACACAACAAGCACAAGCACTTAAAAGAGCCGTGAGTGAAAAAGGTGGCTCTGCTAACTTTAATTCTATTGCGGTTAGTGGTTATAAAGTTGATTGGAAACAAATCGGTTTAAGTCCTGTTGAATTAGATATTATTGAAAGTGAGAAATGGGATATGAAAGCACTTTGTAATATTTATGGAGTACCATCTCAACTATTAAACGATGCTGACAACAAGACTTACAACAACCAAAGGGAAGGTGAAAAAGCATTGACTGTTCGTTGTGCGATTCCTTTGTTAGTTGGTATTAGAGATAACTTAAATAGAAAATTACATTCGGATTGGGGTTATCGTGGAACTGATATTTATGTTGACTTTGACCCAACTGTTTATAGTGAGTTAGAAGCAAACAAAGCAGAACAAGTTGAATGGTTAGATAAGGCTTGGTGGATTGCACCTAAGCAAAAGATGGATATAATGGGATTAGAAATTCCACCTTACATAGATGAAGCGGAAATGGAAAAACTATATATCCCTTCAAGTTTACAAAGTCCAGATGAGTTTCAACCATTAACGCTACCAAATGAATAGCCAAGAAATCATAGATAAGTTATTTGATTTAAAGGTTGACCTAAAAGCCGACCTTCAAGAAGTTATTGATGAAGTTTACGCAAAGTATCACGATACTGTGAATATGTCTTACTCGGAATTAAAGGCTTGGAGTGAAACAAAATGCTCACGTTTAGCCTCATTAGATAGAAGCCCAGTAAATAGGAACTTAAATCTATTGAGCAAGAAAAAGGCTGATTGGGGTGCAAATGAAGTTAAGTCTGCAAATAGAACGATTAGCTTTGTTAGTAGAATGAAAAATATGGAGCAAGGCAAACCTGTAAACAAAGAGTGTCCATCTAAGAGGGATATTTCCTTAAAGAATTGGGCATACAATCCTAACAAATGATTTGGCAAGATTATAGAAAACTATACTTAAACGCAATAAAAACCTACTCACCTAAGTTCAAGAAAGAACTACAAAGGCAAGTAGATACATATTGCGATACCCAAGATTTAAACGCTATAAGCGATAAGAAGATAAAAAAGACCATCCAAAACGTTCATATTGCAATGGGCGTTAAGATGGCACAAATTGCCGAGAAAAACGTTTCTAAACAAGTAAAAGGTTATTTCGGTCCAGAGGAGTTTAAGAGTAAGCAAACGGACTTGTTTACTTATGTGATGTTGACTTACCTTGAATTAAAAGGCTTAGATAATATAGCAGCGGAGATAACTCAAACGACTAAAAACCAAATTCAACAATACTTGATAAGGTCTGTTGATGAAGGTTTAACGATGCAAGAAACAATCAAACTATTAAGAACGGCTGGTATAACGGATTACAGAGCCGAGATGATAGCGAGAACGGAAACAGGAAGGGCAGCGAACATAGGCTCTATGGTAGGAACGGCTGCAACTGGACTTGTAACTATAAAGGAATGGATAGCAGCGAGGGATAACCGAACAAGGCGTGTACCAAGAGATCAATTCGACCATCTAAATATGGATGGAACTAAAATAGCTTACGATGAAAAATTTAATGTTAAGACTAAGAACGGAGGTTTTGAGCAAATGCTACATCCTTGCGACCCAAGTGGAAGTGCTGGGGATGTTATTAATTGCCGTTGTACGTTAGGCTATGAAGCGGTGCGAGGCGAAGATGGAAAGCCAAAAAGGTTACAGGATAACCCACCGAGAGGAGATATGGGGTTTGTTTGGAATTTGATAAATAATGTGGCTTTGATGCAAATTTCTAATTTAATAAGAGATTTGTTAGCAGATTAAAAAAAATTAATAACTTTGTTCTATGAGTAAGATTGAAAACAAAAGCTACAATGATATGATTTTGGATATA